AGACAATATTTCCATATCATCACTATACACACTTTCATTCTTCGGTTTTAAATATGCCATTTTCATATCATGGAAATAATTTTCAAATATTTCCATTTGAGCTTTATCTGCCATTAAGTTGAATTCTTGAGGTGTTATATAACCTCTTTGTTCTTTATTGGCTAAAGCTAAAACCTTTTGATATACCGTATCTATATTAACCATTTATTTATTTTTTGTAAGGAAACATCTTATTCAAAGCCTCTTTCCTTTTATTACATCCACAATCTTTTTTACCAATAGCAGTAGTCGCCATATTAGCAAATGATTTTATACCTGTAAATTTTGTGAATTTTTCTATTGAATCTCCTAAACCTTTTGATTTCATAATAATATATATTTTACTATAATATAGTTACATAATAACGAGAAAGGTTAGCACCTAAATAAAAATAGCCACTCGCAATGAATGGCTATCTTTAATTGTTTTAAGATTATTATTTTAATCTCTTCTCTATATTTGAGAATATTTCCATTCCCTCATCAGTTTTAAACCAAGCGGCTAACGCTGAATATGGATGTTCATCAAATGGAACTGTCATCAATTTTCTATCATTAGATCCCCACATAAAAGTTCTTTGATCTTGCGATAACTTAATGATATTTAATTCTGTGGCTTTAATACCAAAGTTTCTAAGCATAACATTTTCATCATTAACTAGATCTAAGAATAGTTTTGGATTTTTCTTCGCATATAATAATAAATCTCTTTTAAGTTCTTTAGAACTTAAATTATTAACTTCAGATCCCTTTTCCACTCTCATTATAGCCTCAGCCATATCTATATCTAATTGTTTAGCTTTAGTTAAAGCTTCAATTTCTAATTCTAGAATATCTAATTGACTCTCAGCATTTTTAATCTCATTTACCTCATAAAACAATGTGTTTCTATGCGGGTGATATATAGATAAGAATTTCTGTAACGTGACTTGTTCTTTTGGTACAAATAGTGTTCCGGTTCTAAATATAATATGTTCTAATCTTTGATCGCCTTTCATTTCATCAACAAAAACTGTCCTTTGATTTTGACAGTATTTTATTTCTCTTTCATAACCTTTCTCTTTATCAAACCAATACAGATTTGAAGTTCTAATGGATTTACTCAAAGGAGATCTATTCCCTGTTAAAACATAAACTCTATCTTTAATTTCCCATCTAGGTTTTTTTGGTTCAAGTTTAACTTCTTTTATTTTAGGAGTTTCAACTACCGGCTTTTCCATAATAACCGTTTCTTCAACTACAGGTTCTTTAACCTTAGTTTCTTTATTTTTCTTTGTCATAATATAATATAATATAAATTAAAAAAAATAGAGGCAGCACTTGGCTGCCCCTATATTTAAATAGTTGTTAGTTCAATAACATAAAGTTATTAGCACCCTGTACAACTAAACATCTTTCAGATAAGAAGTGCATCTCCATTGCATCTAAATCAGAAGTCACAGCTCCAACAGAACCAGTAGTCCAAGTTTTAAACCTTCGATTATCAGTTTGTGAAGCACGATATCTAACGTGTAAGAATGGTCGTTTTAAATTTCTACCTAAAGCTTGATCGTAAACAGAAGAAACTCCAGCAGGAACCATAACACCTCTAATAGCATTTACAGTATCTTGAGAGTTAATTAAACCTCTTGTAGATTGATCATTTAAGTATTTCCAATCAGATTTATAGAAGTCATAAGAACCTCTTCTGAATCCTGAGAAACCTAAATTTAATGCCATATCTTCTGAGTTGTCAAATACTCCATAAGAAGTACCTCCAGCTCCGTAAGAATTCATTGAAGCAAGCATATCATCTACCGCTAGAGCTGTTGCTCTATTAACAAACATCATGTTTTCTTCAATAGCTCCGTTCTTATCGAACTCAGCTAAAATAGCATCAAACTCCGCTAAATCAGTAGCAGCATTAACACCAGTAATACCAGTTGATTCATTCCCTCTTGCTTCAATAGCAGCAAATAAACCTTCAGTACCAGCTATAGTACCAGTAGCATTAGTTTGAGTTGCAGTAATTGTAACAGTAGCTTTCTTAGATTCAACCATCGCCATTTCTAGGTAATCAGCGAATCTAGTTCTAGTATCTCCAGCGGATTTTAAATACCAAAGATAACCAGTTTCTCCAGCTTCACCAGCTACTTCGACCCAACCAATTTGAGACGCGTCAGATCCAGATATATCATATTTATCTTTAATAATAATTGGTTTGTTATCATAAGATTTAAACATTGCTTTGTTTGTTAAATCTCTACCAACTCCACCTTTAGCGTACTCAGATCCAAATACTAATATTTTAACTGTTTGAGCGTCTGCTATACCTGAACTAGAAGTCATGTTAGCTCTATCATAAACATCTACAGTTACAACTCCAGTTGTAGGGTCAACAGATAAAACAAAACACTTTAATGTAACACTAGCATTTGCAACAATCAACATGTCACCCGGTCTAATACCGTGATCTCTCGTGTTGTATTGCGTTTGGCCAGGCTGTTGTCCATCAGCGTCTTTAGTTATAGTTAAAGTAGTACCTGTATCACCAGTTGTACCCTCATAAGCAAGATGTAATCTTGACTGTTCAGACCAAACAACCTGATCGGATGTCATAGCCTCTTCAGCTCCTACTTGAGTTAGAAAACCTGAAACTGTTCTGTTACCGAATATTTCAGCTTCCTTCTCCATAAGATCTGGTAAGTATTGTTGTGCCCAATCGTTGCTATCACCAGTAAAATCAATATAAGCCGAAGCTAATGTTTGTTTTATGGGTGCGGCAGCGGGGCTCACATTTGAACTTATTGCCATAATAATTTATTTTTAAATATTTTTAATTCTTTTTTTTAATCTTAAAAGATCTGTTTTTAATATCAGAAGAAGATTCACCTAAAACTCTATACTTAAAACCACCAATCTCTGTTTCACCATGAGTTTGTCTTGGCTTGAGATTAATGTTTTTATCCTTAGCAACCTGCCCTTTTATTGCGTCAGCTTTTCCTTGTTCATAAAAATGACTAGCAATAGCATCAGCATTCATAGCTGTATATAAGGATTTGTGATAACCAGCGGCATCTTCAATACCAGATTTATCTTTATTGGCAAATTTATTCACAAAATTACTAATAGTGCTTTGTGATTGTTTTACCTTATTAGGATCTTTTACGTTAATTCTAAATTTCTTGTCTCCAACATTATATTCAAAACCTTTGAATTTATCGCTAAAAACTTCATTAGTTTTATCCGTAAACATCTTTTTAGCTGCTTCACTCTTCTGTGTTCTTAATTCAGATTCTTTATTATATCTATTAAAGAAGTCAATAGCTTTTTGTTGATCTTGGGTCAACTTTGACCCAGCTTTGATATCTTCATAGTATTTAGACTTTTGCCTGTCTAAGTGGGCTTTAGCCTCGGCAACTTGCTCTTTGAGGGCTATTTTCTTTTTACGTATCTCTCTTTCATCATCTACATCTTCATCAATACCAAATGTGTCTTCTAATAAAAAAGATCTTTCTTCTGGTGTTAAATGAGATTTTGTCTGTCTATAATACTCGTCTAGTACTTCAGAGTCATCTAGTTTAGATACGTCTTTATTTAAATTTACGTAGTCTTCTATATCACCACCTGTGTCCTCCATGAAGTCTACAAGTTTTTGTATATTTTCAGGTAGTGGTTTTCCTGTAGCCTCTGATTCTGCTACAGCTTCTTGTACCTCTTCTTCCGCTTGTTGAAATTCATTTATTGCAACCTCTTCAATAACAGGTATCTCCTCTTGTTCTTCAGGTTGCTCTTCAACGACCTCTTCTTTAACTTCCGGTTCTTCAACTATGTTTATCTCCTCTTCTTTAACGGGTTGTTCTTGTTCAACTTCTTCGTTTTCTTGAGGAGATGGTGGTTTACTTAGATCAACTTTATATACGCTATCATCTCCAGCGCTTTCAAATTTAGATTTAAATTGACCTTTTTCATTTCTCGGTTGTTCAACTTTGGGTTTTTCAACCTGCTCAGGAGTTTCGCTAGAAACATCCTCAACTATATTTTCATTTTCTTCTGCCATAATAAAATTTTATAAAATATTAAATATTAACGAGAGAATCTTTCTAAATTCGCTCCTCCTGTAAGTATATCATTACCTGATGACTCGAATTTTTTAAGTGATTCACCCTTCTTTCTTTGATCTATCATTTCTTTTTGATGTGCAGCTTGTCTATCTACTCTATCATCTTTTCTATCTTCTCTCTTATTCTCACTACGTTCAGTTATCTCTCTCTCCATTGTTTTTACTCTTGAATTTAAATCAAATTCAAATTGCATTAACTCTTTTTTAGCTTGAACCTCTTGTTGTAAGAATTGTGTTTTTTGTTGGTGTTTTTGTTGTTCTAACATAGAATCTGCCTGCATTTCCGCTTGTTTTATTTGCATAGCCGATTGAGCTTGAGCTTGTTGTTGTTGAGTGTTAGCTTGAGCTTGAGCTTGCATATTTTGCTGAGCCATCTGTTGATCTCTCTGCATTTTCTTTCTTCTCTTTAGTTTTAAAAGTTGGTTAGCTAGTTTTATATTCCTAACCTCCCTAAGATCTATTACATCGTCCAAGTCTATTGATTGCTGAGCTAATGCTTGCTGTATATTATTTTCTAATAATTGCTTTTCTTCCTCATCTGGTTGTAGTTCTATAAATATACCAAAATCATGAAGATGCAGTTGGTTTAGTTCTTTTAAGGTAGAGACATTATGCGCGCCAATAGCTTGTATAAAAGCGTTTTTAGTTGGAGAATATTCTATTATATCAGATATTCTTAATGAAAAACACTCAGCTGTTTGAGCTGTTAAAAACAACATAGAATCTAATATATGTCTAGTTGCTGTATTTGAATTAGCGGCTGCTAATTTTTGTACACCAACTAAAGCTCTTTCATCTGGAGTGCTAGCATCTCTAGATTCATTTAATCCGGTTACATCTCTTATCATTTGTAGATAATAGTTGTAGGTTTGGATTAACGCTTGCATTTTACCACCAGATACCCCGTTTTGAATTTGCTGTATTGGTACTTTACCTGGATTAGGATCTCCTTCTGATGTAAAACTTCTACCAATAACACTACCAGTCTGGAAGAACATGTTTAAAGCTTCCTGTGGATTATAATTTGTTCCATTACCTAAATCTATTTCAGCTAAACCATCAGCGTCAAGATATACACCATCTGGTACCATTCTTGACATTACTTGTTGTAACTTTAGATGAGTTAACTGAATCATATCAGCGAAACCAGTTATTCTACTAACTATAGATTCAATTCTACCCTCATACATTCTTGGAGCAACTATTTGATAATTCATTTTAACTGATCCAAAATCAGAATCCGATCTTATCATATTTTCCATCATTCTCCATTTTAACAGTTTACCACAACCAATGATATAAACACCTTCATATAACACCTCAACAGCTCTTTCTAGTTTACTAAAATCTCCATCCATGTTTTGCACAGGTGGATTAAAAGTATCATCCTTTTGAATAACCTTCTCTCCCCCACTAGTTGTTTTCTTCAACTTATAAACATCGTTCATGTAAGTTTTGTAATTAAAGTAAAGAACTTGGATATTATTTTTATCTGAACTATTTTTATTGCTAGCTCGACTATATACTGATTGCCCAGAGTTATCTGTTATTTCTTTTATATCACTCTCAGTAAGATCTGGAAATTGCTTAACTAGCTCATTTATAGGTATTTCCTTTACTTCACCAACATAATACATATCTTCAAAGTATGGTGATTCAGTAAAAGAGTATATTAAGTTAGCTGGATCAACATATTCTGATCTAACACCATCACTCCAATTGAAAGAAGTTTTTGTCGCTCCTATTCCTAATACGCATAAATCATGAAGAACTCTCTTTCTTATTAAATCGTAATTAGAACTCTCTAGCAAAACATTTATAGCTTGCTCTTCAGCTAATTCAACAGCTTGTTTATAGTTTAATTGCATATGTAAACCTAACTCCTCCTCGCTATCAGGTAATTTTGATTGATCAGTTTCATACATATCAAAACCAAATAAAGCATTAGCGGTATCATTAAATTGCTTTGTCTGCATATCTCTAAGTATCGCTTCCATGTACTTAGTTCTTTTACTAACACCGTATTGATCTTGAGAGAAAGCGTTTATTTCAAAATTTCTTTGAGCCATGCCATTAACGACAATATCAACGAATTTAGGAATAATAGGGACAGGTTTCCAATCTAAGTTTAAATATGATAAGTCACCATTTATTGATAATTCATTTTTATATTTTTTTATAGATTGTTCTCCTCTAGCATATAATCTTAATTGGTGAAAATTATTTAAATTAGTCCCATACTTTGATGTAGTTCCATCAAACCATTCTTGTTTTATAGCTTTAGCAACTTTTTCTCCATAATCATAACTAAGTTTTTCTACGTCACTTACTGATTGAGATGGAAAATTTATAACAGGTTCTGTCATATTATTGTTTTATTATTGTTGATTGAAATCCCTTGTTATTATACTTGGATATATTTAGGTTTAATGAGGTTTTCTCTCTTTCAGGATTTGGTCTATATAAGTGTCTATTACATGCCATTATAGCTAGCCCAGAACTTATAGAGGCATCATGCCTCGTTCTCTTTGTTATATCAAACTTAGACCAATCATTCAACGTTTCATTGAAATACATATTACCATATTCACCTTCGCTAACTAATCCAACGTGATCGTTAATATACATTTCAATTGCAGCGGCGTGTGCTTGTTTTATGTCTTCACTGGAGTTAGGTATACCACCAACTTCCTTTTCCGCAACTGATAATTTATTCCAAATCTTATCTGGTCTATTCATACTAAAACCCCTATATCCTCTTCTTCTAAGATAATATAAAAGTCTAGGTTTATTATTTTCTGCTAATAGTGGCATTCCATAAAATACTAATGCCATCAGTACGTCTTCAAAAAATATATCAGCAGTTTGAGGTCTCGCTATATATTCTAAAAAGAATGTATTAGCTGGAGCATCTTCTAGTGAAAACTTAGTTAAACCATGTAACGCTCCTTTAGATCCAGTGCCATCTACCGTTCCCGATATATCATATGAATCACAACCAAAAGCTCCCATGTGTTCATTACCTGGATATTTTACGCCATTTTTTATAATAACGTTATTTTGTAATCTTTGACCTGGAACCCAACTTACTTTAAATCTCCCGTTTAAATCTGGATTAAAAACCACTTGAGTATCTTTTACTCCATTCGTCCATTGAAAATTACCACGTGTCAATACAGATGAGTTTCTATTTCCCTCGTTATAATCTATTTGTTCGTATATCTTAATAAGATTAAACAAACTATTACCCGTCTCATCTCTAAATGCGTGTTCTTCAGTTCTTGGAAACTGACGATAAAATTCATTTAAAGCGTCTTGGTCATCTTTTAATCCTTCAGCTTCATTATCCCAGTGATCTATAACTCCATAATCTATTTCTATTCCGTGTGGATCAAATGTGGGTTGTTTAGGAGTATTAAATATAGGTCTTCCGAATTCGTCAATGAACCCCTCATAATTCCACTCCATAGGAATAAACAAAGAATATAATCCTGACTTAGTCTGTCCGTTGCGATTTCTCTTTGTGACATCTGAGTCATAATACAAGTTTTTAAAATTATCTCCTCCTTTATCTAAAGCATTGCTCGTTGATCCCATCATACACTTACCTATAATTCTACTACCTAACCGTAAACAAGTTTTTGTAACTCTCCAGTTATTTTTTATATTATCAGGTCTCTCCCATTTACCACTCTCATCGTGTACCAATAAAGAAAGTTTTTCACCATCATAACTATTATCACCTGTATTTTTCCAATCTATAGTTGTATCAAGACCTTCCATATCATCTTGCTCCTCTCGTTCCCTCATTTTTCTACGAGTAAACTTTTTAGCAGGTACCCTGTAAGCGAGTTCGGACTTTGGTCTGTCCATACCGTCTTGTATTGGTTTAAAGAAGAATGGATAATTAATACTAATTGGTACTACTTTATCGGTAAACATCTTCTTCGCATCAGCACCAGTTTTAGAAAGTATACCAAATCTACTATCACTTGATATTGTAGCTTGGTTAACTGTTTCAGCTGAACTCATAAAAGAAAAACCAGAACGTCTATTTTTTAAATAGCACATTCCATAACATCTTTTATCTGCTTTACAAGCCTCCCAGAATATAAAGAACAATCTGTTTGCTTCTCTAAAATCCGGTGCACCAACATCTATCTTACTCCACTGTAAATACATGTAGTGTGTTCCTGTTATATAAGTGGGTTTTCCGTTATTCATAAACCAAAAACCCTCTTCTCTCCTTCTAAACTCTTCGTCTATATATCCATAATTTTTTTCTTTAAAATCATCTGGATATTCTTGCCAATCAAATACTGTTTTAATTCTTTTAAATTCAGGATTAGATGGAAACTGTTTCCACTTTTGCTCTGATTTATTTTTACTACAAGAATAAACTTCTTTAGGTGTTTTTGGTAAAGCTATTTTTAATCCTTGAATTTCTAATACATCACCAATTGTCCCATTTTTAGATATAACTACAACATCGTTTTCTTTATTATAGCCATATTCCCACTTTTTAGATTTATTTAATCTTTTTATAGTGTTTAGTTTTATTGGTTTTATAACCTTATATAACGTTTGTTTGTACATTACTTAGATCTTCCTTCTGCAAATCCTTTAAAAGTATTTTTCTTATCTTCTTCTATTGGTTTTCCTTCCAACATATTTTCTTCCTCGTGGATTCTGTTTAATATTTCAAACGCGTCGAATATAGCTAGCTTCTTAGTAGCTGCAGCATTCTTTAATCTATCTGCTGATATATCCTCGTCTGAGTCTACTATTTCTTCTCTAGCAACTTTAATTAGCTCTTCAACCGCCTTGTGCCCAGCTTGGATTATATTCTTCTTCGTTTCCTTGATATTCATATTTAATTGTAATAAATTTATTTAAAACTCTATATAATCTTTCTCCATTTATAAAATCTTCACATTCTATACCAGGACGAAATCCAACGAGTTCTTCTTTCTTAAACTTACCATCAGTATATTTCACAACACCTATTGATGGTCTTTCATTATCAAAGCTAAACTTATCTTTAGATATTAATGGTTTTATGAGAGAAAATCCTGGCATTGCTTTCCAGCCTTCTTTGTTATATAAATAAATTTGATCTTCAGAAACTAAGTATTTATTATCACTTAGATAAGACCTACTATTTCTCTCTCTACCTTTAACATCATGCCATCTTCTAAATACATTATGATGAACTATTACTTCATCACCTACGTTAATAGGTGATTGAAATAATAGTGGAGTAGCGATTACTTTTGCTAATCTATTTACAAATTGATGATTATAGATTTCAGTATTTAATATCAACTCTTTGTCATCAACTTTCTTAGAATTATTGTATCTATCACCTATTGGTGATATAACAAAATCTTTATAAGCTTTCATTAGTATTCTAAGTTATACTCTACTGATATAGCCATATTTTTATTAAAATCTTTCCAAGGTATAACTACTTCTTCTTTTCTAATATAAATAGAGTATTTATCTTCCTCCTCTATTATATCACAAATTTTATGACCTCCATATACTTCCTGATTAACAGCATAGTGCATTGAGTCATTTTTATAATCTTTACCTATAGTGATTTTTCTAATAATATTATTTTTCATTATCAGCCTTATCAATATTAGTTTCTGGATAGTTTATTCTACCATCTTCTATATTAACATCATAAGTACCATACTCTTTCTGTAGCGTATCTTGAATCATTGTTACTCTATCTTGAGCTATTGATAAATTATGTAAAACTTGATGTTTTTGTTGTTCTAATTTACCAATATTAAATTGCATAGAACTTATAGCGTTAACTAATCTCTTCATACTCTCTAAGTGAGTATCTGAAATAAATTCAGGTTTATCTCTTTTTACTTCTTCCTTTACATCTTTTAATGATTCTATTTTTTCTTTTGCCATTTTATTTAATTTTATTTAAGTTATTGTTAATTATTATATACCATACTTACTCATAAAGTATGATTCCATTGCTGTCCTTTGAGATTCATTAGGTACATCAAGATCATATACCAATATCTCATATATCTTCCCGTCAAATCCGTCGCTACCTGTAGTCAAATCACCATTAGCAGCTAAATCATGACCAATAGCGAAAGTTGATTTCTTAGTGTCGTCCCAATCATAAGACATCATGGAGTAACCTTCTTGTGCAAATACGCCTGATGTGGGACCAAATATAGTTTGTCCAGTATCTGGGTTTCCGTTGTTGTAAATGTAACTTTCATTAGCTGTTAGTGAAGTTGCAACATTTATTATAGAAGGTCCACCAGTAATCCAATGACTAGGTACTTGTGTTGCTGTAACTTGATTAAGTGGAACTGGAACAACTCCACTCAAATTCCATCTCGCGCTAATATCATCATCATCTTCTCTTATAAGAGTAAATATAGTTGATTGATCTTCTGGTGTACCTATAACAGAACCTTCGCCTCTATACCCTGAGTAAGCAAAGACAATCTCTTCAGTTCCATCGCTATCATTATCAGCTGGTTCACCAATCACCCATATACTTACAGCCCAATTTACCATACCGTAAGTAGATAATAAATCATCGCTATGAGCCCCATAATCCGATGAGGTTGAATTACACATTAAATTAGTGCTACTACTGCTATCAAATTCCGCATAACTATGTCCATTTGCTCCACCGGTTTTAAATGTTGGTCTATCCGCCCCTATTTCAGCTCTCATAAATGTACCTATTCTAGTCGAATCTGGATTGTTTATATACGCTTTATTCTTAACTCTACCTATGAGATCATTGTTTGCTGTAACTTCATTGTTATAGCTGTTTATATCTTTATATAGCGTAGATATATCTGTAAAATCCCAATGACCTAATGGTTGAGCTGCACCATGATATATGTCATACATTCCGTTGTACACACTATCTGGGTAAGGTAATCCATTGAATGAACCAAGCATTATTCTCCTATGTAGGCTATAAAAGTTCCACTAACCGCGTGAACTTCATTCCATCTACCATATATGGTTAATCCTCTTGGGAATGAATTAGCTTGGTTAACATTAACTTGTCCAGAACCATTGGTGATTGTCTCTGACGCGTAATTCTCATCATGCGTAATATTAGTTGATCCATCTGCATTTTCTGTAGATACATACCCTAATCCAACATTATTATCATTAGCGGCAACTAACCCTCCGTGACTCTCTAGTTTTGTGTCAGTTATAAATGTAACAGCTACAATAACTTTACCAACTGGAGGTCTCACTGGAGTAGTATTATCGTTAAATATACTACCCATTTGTCCAAAACCATATATTACTTCTGTTGAATTTGATGCCATATTATTTTATTTTAATCCTTTTGGTATTGGCGCTACGTAACATATAACATCACCTGCATCTAGTTCTACGTAATCCCACATTCCATATATTGTCACTCCAGGTACAAATACGCTACTCGAAGTAATTATCTGAGCGTCATTATCACTGTCTTGAGTTTCAGCTCCCCAATCATCATCTAAAGTTTGTGCTGTTGCTGTATCTGTAGATGCAAAGTGTGTATCACCCATACCTACATTTACTCCGCCATTTAATGTTTGTAATGCGGCAAATTGTGCTGCAGTACCATTACTCGTTACGGTTATTGCGCATACAAAGTATTTAGCGTTAACACCTGTTAAATCTAACTTCGCGTCATTACCTGATAAGAATGTTGATCCATGATAAAATATTTCGTTACCTGAACCTCCGTTTACTGTTGCCATATTTTAAATTTATCTACAAGCTGAAGATCCTGTAACAACTCCAACTCCGTTTATTTGTAAACTTACGAACCCACCTCTTCCATCACTCATTTTATAAAAACCACTAGTGAATGTATTGGGATTTCTAGCTCGTTTTGTCTCGTATATTATATCATTAATTATAGGTAGAGAACCACTGCCATTATGATAAAATTGATTTGGAAATGACACTTCACCACAAGCGTCACGATCATCACCCTGTCTAGATGATAAATCTACACGAGAGTAGTTTTTAGCGTCTACAACTTCTTTAATTCTTTTTACTCTCACTCCACCTGAAGTTTTTCTAGCTGAAATAAGTTTAGATATAAAGTTAAACATTAGTACCCAAAGTATAAAATTGCACTACCAGTATCATCATCTTCTATCATAACCTGAGACCATCTACCGTTGATCGTAACACCAGCTGGAATTTCCACGCCAGCAATATTGTCTAAATTAGCATTTAGTGTTCCACCAACAGCTTGACCATCCGCGTACATAGTTCCTCCATCACCCGTACTATTAGTAACAACAGTTGTTCCAACATGTTTAGCATTAGATTGATTATCTGGAATCATGTGTGTGAATTTACATTTTTCTATAACTACTATAGAAACTACAACCATTCCATCTGGTGGTAAAAATCTACAATTATCGCTATTTAAAAATACGCTACCTAGTTGTCCTAAACCGTATGCTACGTTTTGTGAATTCATAATTATTTATTATTTTTGTTCTTGGTTCTTTTTGGCTGATCCGCCGAAAAAGAAATCGACGACCGTGTTAACTTTTGCGCTCATTGCGCCAAATATTGTAGAGATAAAACTTATCTCAAACTCCCCTAAGTTCATGTCTCCCATTACGAAGACTCTGAACATCATGAAACTTAATCCGAAGTACGCAGCAGTAAAGAGCGTTGCAAGTATCTTTTGAATGAACGCATCGTCTTTATACATATCTCTAGCGCTCTTTCTGTCTTCGACTTCTTTTGCGAAAGCTTCTTTCTCGGCGTCGAGTAGTAATCGCTTAAGAGCATGTTTTGCTTCATCTCTTTCTTGGTCTGTCGTAATAATTTGGTCAAGTATTCCTTCTGCATTTTCTACTACTTTGCCGAATAAGCCACCTATAAATTTTCCTATCATCTATTATTATCTTTTATCATATCATCGATAGACTTATTCATTACCTTATCGGTGTATGATTTGTTATTGTAAAACACACTATTCTCTGATGTAGGTATATCTTCCTCTCCTAATAATATTCTATATATCCTACTAATTAAGTGTGAGCATTTAAAAGAGGTTTTGAATACAGAGTATTTGATGGTTGTTCTATTTCTATGCCTCCAAGCTTCTATCCAACC